GGGTAAGCATGATTACCACTACCAGCAGTACAAGTAAAGGTTAATGCACTTTGAGCAATTCCAACAAAATCACCATTCTTAAATGGATGATTAGCGATGGTAAGTGTCATTACACCTGTATTAGGGTTGTATGCTGCTGCAGTAGGTGTAAAGGTGTCTGTACCATCAAATGTATGGGTAAACTGATGCTTAGGACCAGAAGGACCAACATTTAAAGTAATATTACCAGTATTATGAGTTAAACCACTAGCAGTTGCAGATACAAATGTATGTGCCGTTGTATTAGTAGAAGGAATTGAATCTAATACCTGAATCTTAAAGGTATTAACAGTTGTATTAGCAATTCCAACCCATCTATTATAAAGAGGATCTGATTTTCTAGGATAAGAGTGTGTTGTTAAATTATTATCTTTATCACATGTAAAGGTTAAGGACTTCTCAGCAAGTTTAATCTTATCACCATTATGGAATCCATGACCATTACTTGTAAGTGTCATAATACCCGTTGTTGGGTTATATACTGCATTACTTACTGTATGCTCTGTACCATCTGAAATAATTGCAACAGAGGTATCTGTAATAGTATCTCTATTACGTGGATAAGTATGAACTTCAGTACTCATACCACAAGTCATTCCTAGGCCAGTTAATGCAATCTCAGCACCAACTTTCATCTTATGACCTAGTAATACACTACCACCACTTACATAAGTTGATGGAATAGTAGATATTCCTGCATTAAAGACTAATGTATTTGAGTTTGGAGCAGATATAAGCTGGAAGGTATCTCCAGTTGGAGAGTTTTGAGCATCTCCTGGGAAGATATCAGTTGTAATACCAGTTTGAACAATACCACCTGCATTCCATGTATGTCTAATACTTGATACACCAACATTAGCAGTAAATGATGTTGCTGCTACACCAATTGTTTTGAATGAATATCCTTGTGATCCATCTGGGAATATAGATGTAGTAAGACCAGCATTAACTGTACCACCAGACACATATGTGTGTGCCAGAGTTGAAATACCAGCATTAAAGGTAAAGTTATTTGATGCGGGTTGTGAGAGTACTGTAAATGTATATCCCTGAGATCCATCTGGATATACTGAGTTACCAAATGCACAGTTAAGACCAATATTATCCAACCTAACTTCACTACCTACTCCAATAACACCACTAATGGATGTTGCTGTAGTTACAGTACATAAACCAGTAGTATTATCATACGTAAAGTTATTAATACCAAATTGTTGTCCATATCCTTCAGCACCACCAACAGGACATGTAAAGTTTAACTCTCTTAGTTTAACATCATCAGTAGCAGTTAAACCATGATTACCAACAGTAAAGATTGTAGCAATACCTGTTGTATGATCATATTGAGCACTATGTACTGCAAATGTTTGACCATAACCAACGCAGGTCATTGCAATACCTGCTAAAGCAAATGTTCTACCAATAGCAGTCTGTTTTACAATTCCATGAGGAGTTGCAGTAGTAATAGTTCCAATACCAGTAGTATTTGTATAAACAAAGTTAGTAACGTTAACAGAACTAATTCCTGTTGTTACAGTCATAATACCAGTGGTATTATTATAGATTGCATTACTAATATTAATTGGTGGATAGTAATCACAAGTAAATGCTGCACCAACAATAGTAATCTCTTCACCAAGACCCAATTCATGCTTCTGGGTTGTCTGTACAGTGGTTATTCCAGTAATTGAACTATATCCAACATTAATGATATTTCTTGGTTTGTAGAACCTTGCAATCTTGTCAATAACTACATCTGTAACATGTCCACCATTTACAGTTGCATTACCAACATAAGTGTAACTTGCTATTCCTACACTTCTAGTTTGAATAGCAACACCAACTGTTTGCAATCCAGATCTATATCCAGATCCAGTAAGACCTATAGCAACTGCAGTAATAGTACCAGCACTTGATACAACAGCAGTACCACCTGCAGCAACTAATGGTTGGAACCCATATCCATCAGTTGATCCAACAGTAACAATAATTCCACCTCTTGGAATATTATTAACATTAATGTCATTATTACTACTATAATCACTTACTCCACCATTAAATCCTAATAGAGTTTGTGTATCACCATTAGTTTTTTCAATCTTATAATCACCAGGAATAGTAGTAACTTGGTTACCTAATCTTTGTGGTCCTTGGAAGATATCATTTATTAAAATAATAGCATTTCCTGCATCAAGTGTAGTAATATCTTGTCCATCACCCTGAAGAATAAATGATGTTGTAATACCATTAAACTTAGTTGATAAGTCATCAAATACAATGTTTTCATTATATGCTTTTACAAAACTAGTTGTAAATGCTTCATTAATTGAAGATCTTAAGAATACCCTACCACTAAATCTACTGCTAGTTGTAAGTCCTGTATAATCAATATTATTGCTGCTAGTAGCAGTTGTTCCAAGTCCAACTGGAATATCACCCCACATTCCTTCGGAGAAGTGAATGTCATTATTAACAATATTGTAATTACCTGTATATTTCGTAATAGTTGAGAATCCAGAATGGGATGCATCTGTAGTACCCATCCATCCTCTTCTAATGGTCAATAAGCTGTTTGGTTTGTCAACACCAGCAACAAGCATTATTTCGTCTTCTACCTTGACTAAATCACCACTGAAGATTGATGTAATACCACTTACACCTATTTGTGTAGAACCAACACCAACGGTTACAGAACCTATAGCAAGAGTATTTGCTGTAGACACAATTGGAGACTGTATTGTTCCATTAACAGTTATCAATAATCTATTATTTGGAGACTTTCCTCTAAACCTATGAGTGCTACCAATACCAACAGAATTAAATCCAACAACTACAGGATTAAATCTAAGAGAATCTGTTGCAGATGCAGCAACCTGTATTCTTTGATTATCCAATTTAACCACATGGAATGATCCAGGTAGTTTAGTAGTAGTTCCAATACCAGGACCAAAGTCAGTAGCAACAATATCAATTGCATTTGCAAAGTCATTATTAGGTGGAATATAATCAATTTCTTCACCTGATACAAAGTAATGATTACCAAGATTAACTGATTCCTCACTTACATCAACAATAGTATCATCACTACCATTAAAGGTTTGTTCAAAAATTGGAGACCCGTCACAGAATAATCCAAAGTCTCTCCTATTACCATCAAAATCTACACTAAAATCATCAATAGCTAGAACTCTATTACCAATAAATTCTTGATATTTTGCTAAGAATGGTAATCCAAAAAGAATCTCATTAGAGACTAATTTATTACTTACTGTGATTGCTTTTTCTCTAGCAGTATCAAAATCCTTTACAGTATTAAGATCAACAATACTTGTTAAATCAGAGACTGCAATAAAAGCATTAAGATCCTGACCTGTACCCATTCCAACTATTGATGGGTCATAAGAATCTGCTATTAACTCAGCAAATTTTTTATATCCAGAAGTATGATTTAGATTACTTACCAAATGATCCCATTTTTCAAGAGATATTGGAGATCTTACAGAATATGAGAAGTATTGATAATATTCATTATCATGCATTCTTTGGAAGAATTGATTTAACTTACCAGTATCCTTCTTCCAACCTTTTTTGGTTATACTATTAGAACTAATCTTATATTGACCTCTAATACCATCAACAGATGAGATTAAACCTTGGTTTTGTGAAGATTGTCCAATAATAACATCGCCTTTGTTAAATTGATCCTTAGATCTAACTTTTAGGAACTCATTCTTCTCATCATACTCTTGAACCACTCCAGTATTGTTATCTTGAGCAGTAATAAACTCACCTTTTTTAAATTTGTCTTTTTCTAAGAATACCTCAAATTCTGGGAAGTATATTTCTGGAGTTACAGTTCCAAAAGAATCAAAACTATCAAATACACCAGGATCTTCTCCAGGTAGTAAATCTTCCTTAATATTATATGTAATTGTTGGGAAATCACCGCCTATATTTGCATCTACATCAGTTAACGTGAATAGTTTATATTCATAAGCAGAAGAGTTATATCCTCTACCAGGAAATGCTGTTTGAGTATTAGTATTTTCAACAATTATTCGTTTACCAGTCTGATATGGATAATCTTCTACACTAGTGAATGTTACTGCAAATGAAACTACAACATCACCAGTATTTGCATCAAATACTATATTATCAATTCTTGTACCATTTGGATTATTAACTGGCATCAAAACTGGAGTAACATTATATAAACCAGTTGTATTTCTAACAATTTCTACTTCAGTATCACCAACATCATATCTTAAGAATGCTTCAGTATTAACACGACCAGTAAATCCATCAACAACAACTATATCTGGTGCTATGAAGTAATTAGTTCCAGGATCTTTAACTCTAATAAGGTCAAACTTAGATAAAGGTTCAATCTTATATGTTGCAGGTAAAGCAGCAGCAGGTCTTAATGTATTATCTGCAGGATAATCAAATCCAATATCAGTTAAAACAACTTCTGTTAATTGTCCAATAGTAGAACTTCTAGGAAGGAATAGTGCTCCAGTTCCAGCAACACTAACAACCTTATCAAGATAAGGTAATCTCTTATAACCAGATCCACTAGAATCTAATGATATATCACCAACAGGACCACGAGCAGATGTTGAAGTAGTATTATACTTGAGATCTGCCTCACCAAGAGTAGCATCGTAAGAACTTATTTCTGGTGTTTCTATTATAGTATAATCAAATGTATTTGTAGTTACTCCAGTAATCCTTGTATAAGAATCAAACTTACTACCAACAATAGTTAATCTATTGGGATTAAGAACATTAAAGTCATCACTAAATGCTTCAACTTTAGATGCAGACGCACCAGCGTTCTTAAGAGGTTTTACATTATAATAAAGACTTGATGGTGTTTTATCATCAATAATTAAACTCAAGTTAGCATTTTGTTGTCCAATAACACCAGATTTAGTAACTTGGAAATCTAATACAATACTAGTAATTCCTACATTCTCATTTACAGTAAAAAATGGGTCTGTACATGATTTATCAGTGTAAATATCAAATTCAAAGGCAGGGAATCCACTATTTGCCAAAGAACTATCTGACAAATCAAATATAACAGTATTATTTCTAAATGCTTGAATTTCTGGATTAACTGGACTTAATCTACCATCTCCTTGAGTGGTTATACCAACAATTGAAATATCCTTATCTGAACTTAATTCATCATAAAATAAATTGGATAATTTAAAGGTATTTTCGTCAATAACAACAATATAATAAATTGCAGAATCAACTAATCCACCAGCAGGTGTAGATGAGTTATGAATAACCTTCTCACCCATTCTAAATCCATGATTTTGAATATAAAGTGAATTGTTTGTTACATTAACATTAGTAGATGCAAATGAAACAGGGTTTATAAGCAATCTTCTATTACCATCATCATACTTAACAACAAATGTTGTTTGAATTCCAGATAATACTTTAAGATCAACAATATCACCATCAGTTAAACCATGTGTAGAAGCAGTAGCAACAGTTGCTGTCTTCTTAATAATATCACCAGTAATTATTTCATTATATGTTGTTTTAAAGCTATGCTCAGTTCCAGATCCAAAACTATCAATATTCAAAACTCCAACATCATCTGTACCAACACCAACAAAGGTTCCAGTAGTTCCAATACCAATTTGATTAGTTGATATACCAACAAATTCATCGTTATAAACAGCAGCATATAATTCTGTATTATCAGTTAACCAATAACTTGTAGAACCAACACTAACTGCTGGACCACTACCACCAGCACCAACATTATAAATTATTTTCTCACCAGTTAATAAACCATGTCCTGGAATATAAAATGCATTTGGGACAGGAGTAAAACTGTCTACACTTGCAGCAGGATTTTGTAAATATGTTTTACCAACCTTTTTAGCAGAACTTAAAATTTGTGTATCATATGTTGGAACATAAGGAGACATAAATTCACTTTGTTCTACCTGTACACCACAAACATAGAATGTTGGAGTACTATTCAATGTTGCTCTAATAGTCGTTCCTGACCCTACAGCGACTCCATTAGCACCAAACCCTACTTTATGTGGGTTAGCATTAGTTGTAGCAGTAAACTTGTATCTTCTCCATTCTCTACCAAGAGTTATCTTTTGATGATAGTAAACATTTACAGCAGTATCACGTAGAATCATCCATACTTCTTCTCCACCATTTTCTCCTTTTAAGAAAGCAGATACTGTATGAACATTACCTGAAAGTGAGAATACACCATTCTCTAATACAAATGTATCAGTAGCAGATACTGTTGTAGCAATTCCAACCTTAGCAGCAGCAATATTGCCATCTGGAGTCTTATCAGCATAATAAGTGATTGTTCCTATACCATTAGCTACTTCTGTCTTACCCCAAGTACTTGCACTGAGAGATACTGGATCAGAATATAAAACTAAATTCTCACTTATAAGTCCAACAGATTCTTCTGGTTCAAAATAAAGAATACGATCAAGTTTATATTGAGTAGTTGTTGTATAACCAGTATTAATAGTAAACTTTCTTGGTTTTTCATTTAAGAAAGCACCAGATAAATGACTCGTTTCTGTTGCTAAACCAGTAATATTTCTTCTTACTCTAATTCTAGAGTTTTTGGAATCAATACTTAAAATTCTAACTTGCTCATCTTTTGATTCGTAAATATCATCTACAGCAATTGTTGGAAATGTTAAAGTACCAGTAACATTAATGTAAGTAGTAATTCCAGTAGCACTTGAAGCAGGAACATCAGATACTAATGTTAATCTATTAGTTGCAATACCAACACTGTATGTTTTAGCAAACTCTGTTGCTAAAATATTTAAATTCTGAATTGATACAATATCACCACCACTATAATTGTGAGGAGTAGATCCTATTCCAATATATCTACCTTTACCAAGTACAGGAGTAAACTGAACTTGACTATTTTCGTATACAGAAGAAAAAATATTATTAACTTTTTTACCTTGAATTGATTCTATACGAGCATATACACCAGATCCACTTGTTCCTTCATTATTGAAGAATATATTATCACCGATAGCATAGTTATCACCTGGAGCAATGATATTAAGTGAATCAACAGATCCTGCATTTGTAGAGACAACCTCAGTAAATCCTTCACTGAATATGTTAGGTTGAATAAATCCAGAATATCTAGAGTTTTTACCTCTAATAGAATAATTGCTGGTATACCTAGTCCAATCAGTAGTATTAATATCAACAAAGTCTAAACTAGAGAATTGACTAAAGTTATAACGATTTGATGAACCTTTAAAAGTTGGACCAATAACATAAGGGAATACAGGTTTTAGATAACCCGCAAATGGTCCTGCAACCTCCTGAGCAGAGTCAATCGTCAAGAAGTAAGCATATGTACCATTAGGGAATTCAGGGGTCTTACAGAAGCGTCCATTGTGCCGATCTAAGTCCCCACCACCAATAAAGACATAATCTTCTACAAATACACCAGATGAATAACTTGGAGGTCTAATTCCAGACACATCAACTCTTAATTCATAACCAGTATTAAGTCTTCTTACAGCACCACCTTCCCTATTAGCATATCCATAAGGACCATAAATTGGATGTCCATCATATGCCCAACCAACAATAGGTGAGTGATATTTTGTAGTATTGGTTTCATTAAAAATATCTGCTCTAAAAAGAGTACTTCCATCTATATCAACTGATGTGGAAAGTAATTTCCTACGTAATTCTCTTGGAGAGAATGCATGACAATATTCAATTTCTTTGTTTGATGCTAATCCTAATGCAAGAACACCATCATCAGCAGCTATCTGTCCTGATAATAACAGTCTTTGAACAAGGTTAATATTCCAAGTTTTAATTTTTGCTTCAAATTTAGCACCGCTACCAGTCTCAACAACTCTTAAGTAAGTATTAGTTCTTTTATATCCAAATCCATTATTAATAATCTTAACTGCAGTTACCTTGCCATCTACAATAATAGGAGTCAAGATTGCACCAGATCCATCACCATCAATCTCAATAGTTGGTACTGAATTATATCCTTCTCCCAAATTATTAATAACTACGTCAATAATTTCTCCAGCAGAAGATACTAGAGGTGTTAACTGAGCATAGTTACCATTAATCAAAGTAATAACTGGTTGACGGTTATAGTTCATAACCTCACTATCACCATAATTAGTACCCCTTTCACTTAATGATATTGAATCAACATATCCTGTGAATAAAGGTCTTATTCTTGTTCTAAAATCTTGACCAGCAAATGTACTAACACCTATAGGACCATCAACAGTAACTGTAATTGGAGTATAAGTTAATTTGTGATTACCTGTTCCTTTGTCACTAAAATCAAAGAATCTATTATTCACATAGAAGTGATCAGAACTAAGACTTTCACCAGTACCAACATTAACTTTCCTTGCAAGTCTAATATTATCCTTATCTAAAACCTTTACCATCCACTGCGTAGTAGATGCAACACCTACAGGGAATGAACCACCCTCATTTATGAATATTACAGTCTGCTTATCTTTATAATTGTGATCTTTTAATTCAAGACAATTATTGTTTATATTAACTTGTTCTGGACCAAAGTATAAGGTCTTATTCTGATATCCAGTACCACCTTCAACAACTTCTATAGAAGAAACTATACTCTTTTTATTATATGCTTCAATAAACTGAAGACCTTCTCCATTTGAAGTAAGATCAACAGTACCTATACCAGAAATAGCATTTTCATAAGTATTATGAAGTTTGATTGTTCGATCATCAATTATATTAGCAAAATAAATTGACTTATCTACTAATCCACCAATTGCAGATTGTCCTTCATTCTTATAGATTACTTCTTCTTGATCCCTTAATTTGTGATATGTACTAAAACCAATAGTATTATTAGTAAGATTTACATCAGTATATTGTGATGCAGCATTAAAGTATATTTTATGAGTAACTTTAGATAAATTACATTTTGCTTCTGCACCATTACCTTCACCACCAAAAATTGTTACAGTTGGATCTGTTACATAGTCAAAACCCTTATCAATAATGTCAATTCTTTTTAATGATCCAGTAAGGTTACAGACACCAGTTGCACCAACACCTATACGGTCTTCAATGTGAAGTAATGGTGGATTAATAACATCATAATTAGAATCTCCAACTGCAGCAACATTAATACCATCAAGTTCTCCATAATAAACTAAATCACTAGATTTATAGTTTAATACTTCTACACCATTAAGGAACATTCCAGTCTGACCTGGAGTTGTAACCTCTGAAGAATCTGAGACCTCAGGTTTACTAAATTTTCTAACTATATTTTGTGGTTTGATAGATTTACCATAAAAATCTATCAATTCAAATTTATTATTAGTTACTGTACCAAAAACTCTTACAAATATTCCATTTGCAATATTTGATTTACTAGTTGCAAGATTGATTGTGCTTGCATTTACTTTTTTAATGAAATATTGACCTTCAGGTATATTGAGTGGAATGTTATTATTAGCACTATACCAAACAGCATCACCACTATAAAACGGATTAGAACCTATATTTAATTCAAATCCATTAAATGATCCACCAAAAAGTACAGATTGATCCTTTGGTACAATCGGAGTATTAAAGTAATCTGGTAATGATGAAGATACAACATATGCATCTCTTCCACCTGCATTATTCTCATGAGTATACACATTCTGCATATTAGCAGATACTTTTGTCAAATCTGGAAGATTTGTTGCAGAAACCTTAGAAATTCCTCTTCTAACGATAAAGGTTTGACTTAGATTAATATTTGCAGGTAAATTAACATCAAATTTTCTCTCATCACTAACAGCAAGGACACTTACCTGATAAACCTGTCCCGTACTAGAAGTTAAAGTTCCAATATCACCTAAAGTGAATACATGAGGATCAAAAGTAGTAATTCTATACTGTGCAGCACCATTAATAGCAGTGGTTAATCGTACCATTTCCTGAACATCATATTCAGGAGTAATATTTAAAATCCAACTCTTATATAACTGTTCCTGAGTGTCATATCCCAAAGATACAATCTCTACCTGATCTCCTGGAGAATAATAATTTGATGCCTCAGCATCATAGATTAAATCACCAAGAACACCAGTTATTTTAACTCTTATATCATTTTCATCATTATCTACAGCATATGCATAGTCTGGTGTTGTTATATTAGCAGAATTCTCAAGTGCAACAGGAGCAACTAGACCAAAGAACTGAGTAGATGACTTAGAAGTATAGGGAATATCGTATATAACACCAGCAACTGTAGTTTGAAGAGTTCCAGATTCAGGAAAACTTGTAGTAGAGTCAACATCAATAAAATCTTGTCCTAAACCAACTGCTTCAGTAAGTCGTGTTTTGGGATGAACAGTAAACTTAAAAAGTTCAATATCTGGGTTATAATCAAGACTTAATCTATAGTAAACCTGATTGTCTTTAATTAATTGTTCTACAGCAGTAATAGAACCTGTTGCTTTTTGAATAGCATCAGTTTCATCTTGAAAAAGAGTCCTATTAATTAAATCATTAGGATCACCAACTAGTGGTTGTACAACTAAATCTCTAACAATTCTATAATCTGCATCGGATGGTTGTATTAAAAAGTCTCTAGGTTTAACAACAGATATATCAACACCAAAAATTATTTTAAAAAGTATATCAAAAGAAGAACTAGCACCTTTAGCAGCATAAAAATCTTTTAATCTAGAAACTATAATTTTCTCATTAATTGCATCAAAGAAGGATATGTCTTCAAATCCTGGTGTATATTGTGCTTTATACTTCCTATAAAACTCAAATAAGAATAGAGCATGTAAATTATATGTTACTGATCCAGAAACATGTTCAGATACTTCTGTATCACTAAAGGTTAAACTATCATCAGACTCACCTTTGTATGATGTTATTCCACTAAAACCCCTCTCACAACCAACAAAAGTAGTTGCAGTTTTAGATTCATAACTGATAACTTCACTATCAATTTGAATTAAACCATGCTTTTCTGGAAACCCTGTAGTGTCACTTACATTTATTGTATCATTAAACAATCCAATACCAGAAGTAGTATCTGTAAAATATACTAGTTCTGATAAATTCTCTAATCTTACATATTGATCAATATTATTAAGTATATCGGTAGCACCACCTGGTGATTCTACAGACTTATAATAGGTTCTAAGAAAGTCTTGAAATTCTGGATAATTGTCCCTAACAAAATTAGGCACATGATCCTGTACTAAATGGCGGGCTTTTACTCTATTTTTTTGCATATCTTTACAGCCTTACGTACTCTTCGTCGGTGTAACTAGATGATACTATATATCCTGATCCTGAGAGTTCCGCTCCAGAAGATATGGTGTCTGATACCATTGTAATACTTGATGATGATGAACTTAATTGTAAGTATAAATCCTGTTTTCCAATAATGTCATTTGACTTTGGAATTGCAGAGACCTCAATTATTTGGTCTCCAGATGCCTTCTTGGTAGTAGCAGTAATATTTAGTGCATTAATAGTAACCTCACCTTTTTTATAGTCAATTTTACCTGCATTTTGACGTACAACTATAGGTGTTTGTGTAGCATCCAACTTAAAGATAATTACAGTTCCTGTTAAAAGATCTGGATCTGGTATGTCACTAAAGTAAACAGTACCTGTTATACCACTAACTGACACTCCAGAAGTCTTAAAGTTATACCCTGTTGCATTTTTTACATGGAATTCATTACCAAAACATATTTCATATTCAGCAACTTCATTAATCAAGACCTTTAAGTCCCTCCTCATATTAACCATTGTGATGTTTGAGGTAATTGCACGATCAGAATCATCGAGCATCTTAAGGAATTTACTATATTTAAACCTAGAACCGTACTTGTTTAGGTCTGTTGATGCAGAATACTTGTTAATATTGTTAGTTATTGTTGTTTTTAACTGTTGAGCAGTACCCAAATTCTCATTATAATAAACAGAAGAGTTATATTCAACATAAAGGTACTTCAAATCAATAAATTCTGGAAGAATTCCTGCTACTGCATACTTCTTAAGAGCAATTTTTAGGTTGTCTTTAATATTATTTGGTAAATATGTACCATTTCTAGGTTTTACAGTGATATAAACCTTACCAAACTTAGGTGGAGTTAACTCTTCACCACCAAATACAGCAACTGATTCAGTTTCAGGGAATATTTGGGGTAAAATTGTCTCATAGTCTGTTGCTGTTACTGCTCTATTTTGAGATGCATAGACTCTAGGGGCAAATTTCTTAACTGAAGCAACAGTTTCAATAGCAGTACCACCACCAGAAGACTCATCTGCAGTCACAATAGGTGATGAGACCTTAACTATATTACCATCATTATCATGTAATCTACCTACAAAGGTAAATTCTGATATTCCATTTGCTTCTTCAGATGCAGTAACAATATATGAGGCAATAATGTAGTTATCATCTTGCAATTTTCTTCCAAAAATACCATCACCAAAGAATATTTCATACCTTTGGTCTTCAATTTCATTCAAAAAGAAGACATCATCAGTATTGTTTAACTCACTAATATTGTTTACGTACTTATACTTCCTAGTTATTGAACTTTCTTTAGATTCTCTTACTTCAATTCTCAATAAAGAGGTATCAATGTTAGTGTTATTGAGAATAAACCTCTGATCTTTGTTTAAACTGTTATAAGTATAGGTTTCTGTTAGGTAAATACCCTCATAAACACCTATTGCATCAAAAGTAGCAATACCACCAGAGACTGGAACTATAATATCTTCAGGAATTGAGAATGTATAACTTTGTTTTCCAAAATTTGAAGCACTTGTTGCTACAATACCCTTCCTAAGAGTGATTGTAGTAGGGTTTTTTGTTAAAGTACTAGTAGATATGAAGAAGGATATCTTTGCTTTTGCTGCTACATTAGATCTAGGCATGTAACCAACGTTTCTTGCCAAAGATACAACGTTTTCTCTTAAAGTAGCACCATCAATAAACACCTCATTAGACAACATATTAGCATTATACGCTGATATGTACGTATTGTATGCTAACGTATCTAATAAAATAGAGAAATTAGACCCATCAAAGTCAAAATCTGTGAAGTCACTGTTAGTTCGCAGATAACTCTTGACTTGAGTCTTTATCTGATCAAAATCTAAATTAGAAAAGTTTACTAATGCCATCTATCGTGTCGGTAATAAGACAAAAGATAACTGCTGAGGTGAAGCATTTATCCCAATTATCACGTATACTATTTTTACATCCATTGCATTACCTTCAAAATCAGGTTCTACAGTGATTGTATCAATGTCTACCCTAGGTTCGTAGTTCTCAATGACAGATTCAATCTCTCTTCTTAGATTATCTGCTGTAAACATGTCTACATTCTCAAATAGTAGTCTGTTTACTGCACATCCAAGATCTGGATCGAACATTTTCTCACCTTGAAGGGTAAGAACAAGATTTTGCACAGAACGAGCTATAGCATTCTCATTTTTAAGAACTAAAATGTCCTTTGTGAGTGGATTACGCTTTAAAGACAAACTAATGTCCTTAAATCCAATGCTGGATCGCTCTAAGGGCATGATATTTATTTAATACTATTATTTAATATCTATTTAGTCACTTCCCAATCAGTTATTTCCACAGAAGGATCGTATAGTTCTTCTTTGGGTAGATTTACATTGCGTTTAGCAATTTTTTCTAACTGATGATCCGAGTCAGTCTCTGTAATCAGAGTCCTATTGTCAACTTCCACTAATTTGCCTCCATTATTCCTTTTAAAGTAACCAGGATTATGCCAGGTATCCATATTTCAAGGACGTATGCCGTATATATTTATCTTCGGAATTTCTTTTTATTTATTTCGTCTAATTGTGCCTCTAAAACAACCTCCATACTTCTTATATTGTCGTAGAGATACTCTTCCCAATAATTATCCTCTATTAGGTCATAGAGGTGATCTATATGCTCTAGGGCGTACATTAATTTGGTCTGATCATTCATTCGCATCTTCAAAACCCTTCTTTACTTTCCAATCAGCATACATTTGACCATATATCATTCCTTCATGTGACTTAATCTCTGCACCATCAAGAAGTTCTATCTGTCTTTTAGATAGTTCTCCTCTCCGCATGTCTTTATATTCATCTGGAAAACGAGGGATTGCGGCGATTAAGTCTGCGACGTTCATTTTCCTTGTCCTTTGTATCTTTTTTTGGCACTATTTCGAGAGGTTGCGGCATATTTTGTATGTTTGCCTCTTCCTTGTCGAGTTTTTTTGGGGGTGGTCTCTGATACAGTTACAGATCCAAAGTTTCCTGTTTTAGTTCTGACGGGCATTACTATCTCCGTTGTGGTTGTACATCAATTTTGTCAGGGTCAATATTATTATCTTTATCCGAGAAAAAGCGGTCAGCATAATCTTGTATAACTTCACCCAGTTCCTCTTCGGTGAGACACTGATAAAGTACCTCACCATTATAATAAAGGTTATAAAGGGTTCCGTAAGACATTAGATAACTCGCATCTTCTCGTGACCGACTCTGATACGAGGATCGCACCAAGTCTCAACGTCTGCTTCTTTGGCATCTAGACAGAATGAG